GTAATATATGATCCACATGCCATTCACCATAATTATCCCAAGTCATTTCATCTGAGAATTTATTTTCTAAATGAGATATTAATTGTTCGGGAGAGTATTTTAAAATCTCAAAATAATGTCCATTTTTGTCTAAGTTATTCTCTTTTAAAACTTGATATATTGCGGTCCTGAAATTTGCAATTAATTTATAGAGGGGGTTATTTGCTTTACGAGTTTTTTCGTAGATTCTTTTGTTTTTTCTATGTCTTTCAATATTTTTTTCTCTCCATTCTTTGTGATACTCATTTAATTTATCTCTATTTTCTTTTTGCCAGTTAGAAAAATATTTTAATCTTTTATCTCTGTTTTTTTTATAATATCTTTTATCACTTTCAGATTTACCACCTTTAAATTTTCTACCTGAACCACCAACATTAACACCATTCTCTTTTAATGTTTTAATAATAATATATTTCTGAATATCCATCTTTTCAGATATGGTCGGGCTACCTAACATTTCTTCAGTATATAATCTTATAATTTCTTTAACGATATTTTCCTCTAAAATAATTTTTCTCATATATATAAATATATCCATATTCTCGATTATTTCAATATGGATAAAAAAAAGGGACGATTTCTCGTCCCTTTCTTATAGAGAATATATCGATTAACGAAGTTCTCTGAGATCAAATGTACGAACACCATCTACGGTAACCTTTGCGTAAAATCTATTATTCACCATTTTTTTCGCATATCTGGTCATAATACCTTTGATAGGCGTAAAGTTAAATGGATTGTACATAGTCGGAGTTAACTGAAGTGGTACATACGGAGCGTAAATGTAACCAGTATCAAGTAACGAAGTACCCTTATGTCCAAGTAACACAGTGTTAGGTGGGAAGTAAGGATCACGATAAACTTGATAACGTCCAGCTAAAGTTCCGATTCTTTCAATACCCATGTTGTACTGATCCTGCTCAGGAGATGCGTTAGATACGTGGAAGTATTCCAAGTCATCGAAGATAGCAGAAACTTCAGAAGATACAACGATCCAGTTAGCACCACCACGAAGGGTAGACTTGTGGATCTGAGCTGAAAGTTGGTTTATTGTTGTGATAAGAGTTTGGTTCCAATCCTTCTGAGTGTAAGGAGTTGTACCGTTGGTAAATCTCTTCCAACCATTGTAGTCCCAACGAAGAGTCCAAGCGGCACCCTTTCTAAGATCGCGGAGGATTTCACGGTCAATTTCAGCAGCAACTTGTTCAGAAAGAAGAGCGGTGAGCTCAGCTTCTGCATCAATGTTGTGGAATGCCGCAACGTCCTGAGCGAGTTCAGGAGACCATTGTGCTCTAAGTTTTCTTTCAGTAACCGATACAGTTACAGACTCAAGATCGAAAGATACTTCACCAATCTTGTCTTCAAACTCAAGTTCTTCATATCTTCTGTAGATCGCAATGAAAGCATTGTTTGATCCTGTAGTTGAAGAGAATGTTGTACCTGTGTAACCATCAAGTGATTCTGCACCACAGTCAATACATACTGGAACCTGTAGATCGATTTCAAGATAGATGCAACCGTTAGCACTACAAATATTTTGGAATGAACCACCATTACCATCAGTAGGCCATGTTGTTTGGGTTGTTGTACCATATTGAACGATACCTTTACCATATTTTTGAGTTACAACTCTGAATAATTGAGCGGAACCGCCAGCAGCAGGGAACAACTTTAAACCTGATAAGAAAGATTCGTTGTCCATTTCTTGACCATCAGGTCCGATAAGTTTACCAGCACCAGTAGAAGAGAAACCACACATTTTAACAAGCACTTTTCTGTAGTTACTTGTACCATATCCTGTCACAATTAAGTCACCACCATCCCATGCAACAGTAGTAACATCAGCAGTAACAGCCGACCAACGACCTTTTGAATAGTCAAATAGACCTTCAGGATCAAGACCTGGCTCAGTACCTTCATAATACAAATCATAAAGATTCTTTTTATAAGCGTTGGAATTGTCAGGGTAACCAGCACCAGGATTTCCAGGATAGTTACCAGGTGAACCTACAGGAGCATAGTGTTGTCCTGATTCACTTGCTGAACCACCGGTAAATCCTTGGATTCGAGGAACGAAATAGAACAGTTTTCCGATAGGAAGATTCATAGCTTGTACAGATACGATCTCGTTAGCTAAAAGCTTAGAGAAAACTCTTCTTACGATTGGAAACACAACTGTTTCAAAAGCTCCGTTTGAACCTTCACCAGTAGCTTCATTTATCAAGAAAGATGCTTGGTTTTCATATAACTGAGCAACGTTTTCTTTCAAGTGGCCTCTTAAACCTTCTAAGAAACCTAATTTATCCCATTTGTTTATAGTGTCTTCTTTGATAACCTTAAGATGCTTAAGGCCGATATTACCAACTAATCCACTTTCGAGTAATACACCCATTTTTTTATTGTTTTTAGTTTAATGTTTATTTTGTTAATTTGGACATAAGATCCTTCATTCTCATGAATTGAGGGTTCTCGTAAGTTTTAGATTCAATCAAATTTTGTGAACTACCAGATGTTTGATCTTTTTCAATTTTGTTTGAAAAAGATTCATTCATTGTAGTTTTTTGACCTTGTCCTAACTCCTCCCTTATTGTCCTATAAAGGTTTTTTGATTCTTTAAGGGTTTCTGCTCCGTCGAATCTTCTGAGAATGTTTATTTTCTCTTGTTTAGTTGTTGAGTGTTCAGTAAACAATCTTGTAGCGTAAGCCAAGTTTGAGTTAAACACAGCAACTTCATTGAGTTTTTCTCTGAAGATATTAAGAGCCTTTCTGTATTCTTCATTTTTCTGTCTGAGAATTGAAAGTTGTTGTTCGTATTGTTGGATTTGAGATTCACCTAAGTTTCTGTTAGGTGTGATTCCTTTTCTTAGTCCCGCATGTTTACCTGTTGGTCCACGACGACCAAATCCTAGTGTACGAGCAGCTTCTTTTGTCTCAGCTTTTTTCATTTTACCCTCTTTGTATTCAAATTTGGGTTTACCTGTTCCTTTGGTTGGGTTAGCATGTTTCTTATCTTCTTTGAATCCTCCTGAAACTTTTTTATAAGAGAATTTTGGACCTTTTCCAATTCTTCCTTTAGCTTTCATTTTAGATTCATTAACCCTTGTGTGGTCATATGATTCACCAGCTTCTTCGTAGTCGCCTTCCATAGGTTCAAAATCTTCTTCATCTACCATATCATCTTCATTGTACATACCTTCTGCAGATAAATCATCATCTTCATTGTACATACCTTCTGCAGATAAATCATTATCTTCGTCTAAAGAGATTTCATAAACGATTTCATCAGTTTCACCCATGTTGTCATAAGATTCACCAGCTTCTTCGTAGTCGCCTTCACCCATGTTGTCATAAGATTCACCAGCTTCTTCGTAGTCGCCTTCACCCATGTTAACAGACTCTGCACCAAATATTTTATCTAATACTTCATCAGTCTCATCATCCTCACCGAGTGACATTTCTTCTAAAGACTCACCAAGATCGATCATATATTCTACATCTTCGTTATCGTCTTTTAGATGAATTTTTGAATTATCTTTTTTAACAATAATTCCATCTTCATCACCCATTGCTTTGAAAACCTTGAGGATTTCTTCGTCTGACGCACCTGTAAGATCTATTGGTTCGACTTCTTCTTCATCATCTTCCATGTCTGATGGTTCTTCATCTTCCATTTCAGATTCTTCAGAATCCTCTTCGTCATCAGCAGCCATCATATCAGATTCATCTTCCATCTCGTCCGAATCATCTGTTTCCATGTCTACATCAACTTCAACCTCTTCTTCATCTTGTTCTTGAAGAGATTCTTTTACTAGATCTTTGATTTCTTCCTTCATAGTTGAAGCAAGTATTCCTTTTGCATTTTCTTGGACTGCTTCTTCGAGATTTTTCATCGAAAGAAGTGCCTCTTCTACAATTGATTTTTTTTCCATGTTTGGATATATTTTTTTTTATAAATATACAGGTATTAATAAAAATTTAATTTTTAACATATAAAAACAAAAAAAAATCCGAAGCAATGCCTCGGATCTTTTCAACTAACCAACTAAAACTTTACTCTATAACTTCATCAATTTTACTTTCAGATACAGAAGTGATTCTCCAATCATAAGAAAATCCTTGATATTTCTTTGTTACTTTGGCTTCAACATCAGTTACTGAGTAACCT